CGAAATCTCATTACTCCATGCCGTGTTATTCCGTCTTGTTCCGCCAATGTTGTATTAAACTCCTGTCTAATATTCACTAGCGATGCACCTGTAACACTTATAGCAGTATTATGCAGGTTTTCATAGACGCTTTGCATGATCTCTTTGATCTCGCGTCTACCCCTGTATTGTGACCAAGCATGAATAGTTAAAGTATGCTCAACCCCATCAAGATTTTTAGTTCCATTATTTACGGCTGTTTCTTCGCCAAGAACTACATATGGATATAAAGTTCCCTCAGGAACATCATCAAAAACAGGAACATTTGCCCCGTCCATACCTGTTGTATTTCCATTAAGTGTGGAAAATATTGATTTTTGCAGTTCCCAAGAATGTAATGCCATTAAAGATTAGCCTTCAATCTATTGAAAAGTTTGTTTATTTTCTTTTTGTTTCCCTCAAGGGCGGGTTGAAGGAATGGACGTGCTTTCATTTTGCTTGTTCCAAATTCTAGGTGTTCAGAATAATCAGCGCGACTTTCAACCGAACACCCCATCTTGTCAGCATCTATGGATAAAAAAACATTACTAGCCAAAAACCCTGTGTCAGTATTTGGAGGAGAATTAGGTGGAGAAGCAACGTGTGTAACTCCGCCTCTTGTGTATACTTTACCCCCACCAGAGTTTTGTTGAATTGATTTTACCGCTTCATTGCGAACCATTTGGCCGCCAATCGCAATAATTTGTTCAATTTGGGTCTTGTACTGCTTGAGCGCTTTATCTGTTTTGTTTTTTCTTACAACTTTGGTTTTAATTGCACTCATGTAGCGACCCCCTCAATGCACATAACTTCAAGATACTTGTCTCGGCTTCCTACATTCACCACTCTTTGAATGTTGAAAGCTCGCGTTGAAGCTACACCATTGTTTTTATAACTATAAAGAATGCGGTTTTTAAAAGTGAAATCAGTGCGAAATCTTAACGTAATGATATGGGTGATTGGCTCTTGAAGCTGTTCACCGAATAGCCTTTCACCACCAGATTTTGCTACAATAGAGCCATAAACAGTTGCAAAAGTCTTATATGACGTAAGCTCATCAGAACCACCTCCATCTGCAGTTACAGTTTTGCTCTGTAATTGCAATCTGTGACGCATTCTTCCTACTGACATTATGAAATCCCAGACATAATAACTGAATTATAAGGCGTAGAACCAAATCTTAACATTCTATACGGATTAAGTAGTGCCGCCAAAGAAGACGGCGGTTGCGGCAGAACAGTTCCCTCAAAGTCGCCACGATGTTCATAAAGAAACGTAACATATTGTAAAATTGCAAGTCTAATTGCTTCAGGAACACTAGACGCATTTGTTCCATATCCCGCAGTAAAGTTTATCTCAAGGCCATTAAAGGCTCTCATGTCAGTTGGGTATGTACCGCCATCCCTTAAAACAATCCTAGCTGGCTCTGAATAAGTATCAACATAGTAATTTGAAGCCGCCCAAAGGGTCGGTGTATCATCATCAGCGTAATAGTTAATGCTTTCAACTGAAATAACAGGATTTGCCGCAAGCTCAATATGGCTTGATAGAGGCCGACTGTAGTGACCGGTACGCATACCCTCCCAAAGAGGCTTATCAAGCTCACGCGCCCCATCCAGCATCATCCGGCATGTTCGACTGATAAAGAAACGATTAGTGTAATTTTCAGCCCAATCAGTACCAGCCTGAATATAACTTCGCACTTGGCTGTCATCCACATCATCATCAAGACGTAAGTGTTGACGCGCCTCTATTCTGCTAACAGGCGTTATAGCTGGATTAGCAATAATTTTCAAACCACTCATTCGCCTGTCTCCGTTTTAATTAGATATTTATTTTCTTATTGTTAACTTTAGCCTTCTTTGGCTTTTTTGGGGATTTTCCATCCACCCATGCTTCATTAATATCAGGTGTTGAAGGGTCGTCTGCTTTTAACTTACCATCTTCAGTCCTAGCTCGCACCGCTTTTGTTTCCTGTACTGGTGCGTTACCACCGACCTCATGCGCCATTCCCATGTCTATGAAGCCTTTAAAAATTTCTTCTTGCCACTTACCTTGTGACTTGTACTCTTTACCGCTTTCGTATGTCGCTGTCTCGGCACCATCTTCTCTGGTAATCCCAATTGATGATTTAGTCATTGTAATCTTCATTTGGTTCTCCATTAGTTAAAGAAGAGGGGGGAATTACCCCCCTCATCAATTATTATGATGTTGCGTGCTTTAGAACGCGCATTGCTTCAGCCAATACAACTTCACCACCAACACGGCGGCGAGCGATATAACGCACGTTTCCTGTTGAAGCTTGTGAGTATGGGTCACGCAATACTGATAAAGCTACACGATCAACAATCATGTACCCGCGACGGAAATCGCCGAAGAATACTGATTTTGCACCAGAAGCCGCATCAGCAACATCAGGACACTCAAGATATGGTGAACCTAAGATTGTGTTTGGCAAACCAGACTGACCAGAGAAACCAGTTTGGAAGATGTACTGACCAGCAGTATCTTTCAACTTACGGATTATACCCAGTGTAGAGCGGTTCATTAAGAATGTAGCATTGTTTGCATAATCTGTTTTAAGGCCATGAACCAAATCCATTAGGTTATCTGTAGAGATAGCCGCAGAAGCCGCACCAGTAGCAGTGTGTCCTACTGTATTTCCGTTTGATATACCTGTTGGTTTGTTTGTGCCATTACCAGCAATGAACGCCGCGCCTTCAGCTTTTGCAAACTGTTCAGCAAATTCTTGGTTCATTTCAGCTTCAAGATCAAAAACGCTATCTTCAAGCAACTGACCAGAAATATCTACTAATGCATACATTTCATGAGTTGGGATAGTATTCAAAGAAGTTGTGTAACCAGTTGTCTCTGAGCGAGTACCAGTTTCAGCAGTCCAAGCCGCCGCAAATGATGCAGTTTTGCTTGGTACTTCAATTTCTTTATTTGAAGTTTGACGAACGCGAGCAACAGAACGTACTGGAGAAATCTCAGTAATCACTTTGATTAACTCATCCACGTACTCAGCTGGTGCTAAGTTACCAGCAGTAGCGGCTGTACCGACTGTTAGTGCCTTAACTTCTTCTGGAGCCATGTTTTCTTGGCCTAGACGCATGAAGCTATCCCAAGCTTTTAGGGATAAATCAACTTCTTTAGCTTCCATCATATTTGCTGGACGCTTTAACATAGTTTCGATTTCGTTTAATTTTGCTTCGAAACCTTCAGCGTGTTTTTGCTGTTGAACTAGCTTCTGATTAACATTTTCAAAGCGATCTAAGTCACCTTCGATTTTAGCAAGCTTTTCTTCTACCAATGGGTCAGCAGAACCTTTAGCTTCAATTTGAGCCAAACGATCATCATTTACTTTTTTAAATTCTTCAAAAGCACCTGACATCGCTTCTACGGCTGTTTTTACTTGATCTTCCATTTGGACGATCCTTTCCGTTTAAGTTTTAAGGATGTTGGTAAGGCTTGTTAGAGCCTCAAGGACTTTAGGCGTTTCCTCTTTTACAGCATCCCGCTGTTCAAGTGCCTTGGTAACGGCAGAAGCCGCCGCCTTTGCTTCAGTGCGCGATAGGCTTCCTGCATCCCGCAGTAGTTCTTCCCATTCCCGTACTGTGCGTTCTGCTCCCTTTACAGCCTGAACCCTTGCGCGTGGGTTCATGGGGAAAGTTACAGCAGAAATTTCCATAAGGTCTACAGTCTTGAGATAGCGGCGTTTGCCCTTCTCATCATAGTGTGTACCTTTTGGGTCAACTCTATAGCCAATTGAAAGGCCATCAAGAGCACCCATCTTCATTAGTTCATAGACTTCACGTCCACGTTGTGTCCCCATAGCAAGGCGACCTTTGACCTTGAGACCTCTTTGGTCTTCAATAATCTCATCAAAAACGCCTATAGGCTCATCTTGTCTGTGTTGGTAGAGTAGCTTTACAGCTTTAGCGCCCTTCTTACCAATTGATTTGGCGAATGCGCCTTCAACGACAACATCATTTCCTAAATCTTTATTTCCAAAAATTGAACCATACCCAGAGAATGTCCCTTCTTCCTCTTCAGCCTTATATTCAAAAGCTACATCAAGGGTCTCGGACTTGGTTTCTGTTTCTGCGATATAATCTTCAATATCGACTTGTGGGGCGTCTGACATCTTATTGTCCTTTTTAATACCGCAATTAAATTACCCACAAACTAACACATAATACGGTTTCACGTCTAGGGTTATTGTTATAAGCTTAATGTTGTTGGTTCTTTAGCACTATAATCCAAATCTGTTAATTGGGTATCTTTATCAATTGCTTCGATGAGTAACTCAATATGATCAGCCGCAAATCCTCTACCAAGAACAGGTTCAACTCCAAACTTTTCTTTATATTCTTTTAAAACGTCTTCAATTGTTAGCATCAAATTCCTCCAGTTTATCAGTAAAAGCTTTCCACAAAGCCGGAAAGTTTTTCTTTGCATACTCTACAGCCTTTGGTGAGCTTTGAATGGCAAACAAGTTTGCAAATGCCTCTGCCTGTTGCCCACTTCCTTTTCTGTTCTTCCAATATGTATATCCGTGACCAAAAGCCCCAGAAGCATAGAATTTACCATTCGTGAAGCTATCAATTATATCCATAAGTCCATCAGCGCCATCAAAGGCCAATTCCCTACCATCTTCAAAGCTATATTCTGAACCATCTTTTCTTGTGCCTGTAACTATT